AAATAACTCGGGGGACTCAACTTATACAGCTATAACAGAACTAGAGTTTAACACAATCCTCCCGTCAGATTACTACCTAATCGACGCTGGTAAAATGTACAACTCTAGTGGCACAGCAATCAACCGCACGTACCTAGCTGAGTTCAGGACTGACTCTGATGGTGATGTAATCAACAGCACTCTCAAGAACATGCCTGTCGCAAAGCAACGGTTCAACGATGTGGAAGCGCATGGTGACTTTACGGTTCATGGTGAGATTAAGAACATTGGTGTTGCTACTGCTTGGGTTAACTTTGATGGTACTCAAGATCCACCTTTGATTCGTGACAGTTATAATGTTGCTGATGTGGTGGATCTAGGGACTGGCAATTATAAGATTGTCTTTGACACACCTATGGACAGTTTTGGATATGCATATACTCTGGCCTCGACTGGGTATGATAACAGAGCATTATCACACGATAAAAATTCTGTAAAGGTAAAAATCTATAACCAAGGGCAAGCCGGAAACGACTATGATCTAGTGTGCCTTTCTGTATTTGGAGGTAAATCATAAGATGGAAGCACTAAGAACCTGCCCTTCTTGTGATAAGTCGGCTCATACTGCGGAAGATCTTAAAGGCTTTGTTATTGATAAGGGATCAAAGCATGGATATAGGAATATATGCATTCCTTGTCGCAACTATCAGTATATCGCCTATGACGACAGTAGAAAAGATAAGGTCAGCAGCAGGGCTAAGGCATGGTATAAAGCTAACCCAAGGCAAGTAGCTAATACTAGGTTAAAGAAAAACTATGGCATAACCTACGATGACTATACGAGTATGCTGGTAAGTCAGGATTACTCATGTTTAATATGTAATGTACATGAAGATGACTGCACTAAGAGCTTAAACGTAGACCATGACCACATAACAGGTGAGGTTAGAGGCTTGTTATGTATAAGCTGTAACTTTGCTTTAGGCCATTTTAAAGATAATATAGGGCTTCTTGAGAAGGCTATTAACTATTTGAGGAAGCATTAATGTACGTATATCAACAAGAAGACAACACCGTTGCGATTTGCTCAAAGCAGTCCTCAATCCCTGAAGGTGCAACATGGAAAGAGGTGGAGTCAGTACCCGATAGCGTTTTTCGTTCAGCATGGAGAATTGTAGGTGACGCGGTGGTAACAAATATAGATTCTGCTAAACTAATTACACATGATTTACGTAGAGTACAACGACAATTAGCATTTGCACCATTAGACGCTATTATAGCGTTACAAATTCCCGGAAATGACGCTACTCAAGCAGAAGCTGATAGACTAGTTATTCGTAACGCTGATGACGCTATGCAAATAGACATTAATGACTGCACTACTGAACAAGAATTAATTGACATTCATATAACTGAAGGACTTTAATTTATGAACAAGTACAGCAAAAATTCAGAAAGTAAATTACTGCAGGCTCATCCTGATTTACAGCTTATTTTTAAAACTGTTTTGCAAGGTTGGGACAACACTATTTTAACTGGACATAGAAACGAAGCAGACCAAACAAAAATGTTTAGTAACAAACCTAAACTGTCTAAAGTTAAATGGCCTAATAGTAAACATAACTCTGTTCCATCAATGGCTTTAGACGTTAGCCCTTACCCTATTCCAAAAAAGTGGGGAGAAGGTAATAGAAACGAATACGAAAAATTTCGTTATTTTGCTTTTTACGTTATCGGTGTTGCAGACGCTTTATATCTTGACGGAGCTATAGGTTACAAATTAAGATGGGGTGGTGATTGGGACATGGATAATGATGTTGGTGATCAGACATTTGAAGACTTAGTACACTTTGAAATAGTTGGAGCGTAATTATGGACTGGTTAAAAAAACTTACAAGTTACGCACCAGATATAGCAGCTGCTGTACTGTCAGGTGGTGCTACGCTGCCTCAGTTAGCTATCAGAGCTATATCAGATGCTACTGGTGGCGTAGTATCAAATGAAGAAGAACTACGCACAGCAGTAGAAAAAGCTAGTCCTGAGATGATGTTAAAAGTTACTCAAGCTAACAACTCTTTTAAACTACGTATGAAAGAACTAGATAATGAGCTAGTCGCTTCAGAGTTAGGTGACACACAGAATGCGAGGTCAGCACATAAGCACAGCAGAATGCCCGCGATTATATGCATAGGACTATCATTCGTTGTGACCGCCATTACTATCGCTCTAATCTTTGAGCCGATACCAGTAGTCAACAACCAGATACTGACAATACTAATCGGCCAGATCGTAGCAGCTTGGATGGCATCGATTGCATACTGGGTTGGGACAACTCGAAGCAGTGCTAACAAAGATAGGGTGGGCAAGTAATGAATGTCCCAGAAAGAAACAGAGAGGTCAAAGGTGAGAGAAGATGACACAGGAGCACCCAACTACGTTAGAAAAAACGACGGTGATTTATCCACCGATATTAGAATGCTTCGGTATGAGCTTAAAACAACCATCGAAAGAGTCAACATTGACGCTGGTAGAATTAAGATCCTTGAGGAAGAAGGAGTTGAGCTTGACAGGAAGATTAGCACTGGTAAAGGGCTTGTTTATGGGATGCTCATCGCTAGTGGTGGTATGGGTCTCATGGTGGCAGGTAAGTTAAAAAGTCTGATGGAGGTTTTTAAATGAGTGTTTACATTTCACAGCTTGTAATGGTTATCCCTTTATTATCCGGCACAGGAATGGCGGCAAAATATTATGCAGACCACGAATACATTACTGTCAGCAGCCAGCTTCAAAGTGAAATCAGAAGTCTTAATCGCGAGATCAGAGACTTAGAGTACGACAGGGACAACGGCAACCTGACTGATAAGCAGTTATGGGAACTAGAACAGCTCCGTCGTATGCATGAAGAGTTGGAGCAGCAATACCGAGACAGTTTATAGGGGTAGAAGCACTACCCCTAACCAAAGCTAAATAGTTATCGCGTCCATCCATTCTAGAGCAACAGGGTGGAAGGGCTTACCATCTTCCGTTAGTTCAGAATATCCTAATTTAATATATCCACCTAGATAGTCAAAGTAGTTATCCATAACTTCTTGCTTCTCCTCCATAGTCCCAGGTGCGCTTACCCAGAACTCCTTACCTTTATGGATACAGTTGAGTCTAGCCCACCCATCCTTCGACGGATGAATACCTATTACCTTACATTCAGTATCATAGGCATAACCCTCTCCCTTTTTCCTAGTGTCGTGTTTTACCTTAACGATTGACTGTGGGCGCTTACCGTTCTGATAACCATCTTCTCCCCAACGGATAATAGAACCTTCGTATCCCCGACGGACACTCTCATCATAGTGGTCTTGCATTTCTTCTTTACTTCCAACTCTAAGAGTATCAACAGGGATTATCATAGCATTCCCCATAAGGTTAATTCGATCCAACCTAGAAGAGTAAGGTTCATCAACCATTATATCATATAGGTGGAGGCGTAAAGCCCCTGTCCCATCCTGTTGCTTCTTAGTGAGAGCAGTTATATGTTGAAGCTTAAGACCATGACAATAAATTTCGCCGTCAATAGTCATACCCTCCTCTATATTGACAGCTTCCAAGATGTGACCAATTGATTTAATGATCTTCGACTGACGGGTATAGGCTGTAAGCTTTCCATCTTGCTTAGTAATTAAACAACGGTGTCCATCATACTTGCGCTGTGCATAGGCGTTAGTATAGTCAATCTCCTTTACATCCTTGTAAGGTTTGGCTAGCATAGGTTTATGAAGATTGAGAGCGTTCAATCCCTTGCACATTGAAGCCTCTTCAGGGGTGTCCTTGTAGCCCCTGTCGTACTGTTTGTTGACCCTAGATATGAGCCTAGATTTTACCTGTTCGCCCAGTGTGCGCGTACTCAGGCCGCATTTTACTGACTCTTGCTTTAGTTGCAAAGCTCCTCCTACGTCTCCATATTGAATGAAGATCGTTGACTCCTCGTTCCATATAGTCCAGATACGGAGCTTGTTCGAGGCTGAAGTTATATACATATTTGTTTTCATTATACACCATCCCTTGAACGGGCTAGGATTATTTCATCTTGGAAACTTTGCTCTTCTTCAATCTCAATAAGATCAAGTCGCTTTCGTTCCTCCTCTTGAATCACCTCGATATACTTGGCTAAGTGATGTTGAGCCTTGTATAGATCTTGCAGGCCATTCTTCTTCTTATGACGGTCGACATACTTAGTGATACAGTACTGGAATTGATCGTACTCTTGCTGCCATGCAAAGTCCCAGTGCTGTATGCCATTAGACCCATAGTGGTCTCCTCCAACTTGATTATCGTTAGCGCTCATAAATCACTCCTAGTACCAGTCCGGCACGATAGTTTAGAAAGGGTAAAGCTTTATAGTAGCCTACGAAGGCTTCTAGAATTGGTTGGGCTTCCATATCCCCTGCTCTACAACGCTGCTTAGTGAAGTAGATACCAGATAAGATGTCAGCATATTTAACAGCTAACATTTCCTCGGTACTGAATTCTGGATGAATAATCCCCAGCTCATTACGAATATACGTATACTCCATATCATCAAATATCTTTTTAATATTAGGGTTAGCTCTCTTAACAGGAGAAGCTAAGTCTGATGTATATATCTCTGCTGCATCATGGGTAAGAGCATAGAACAATAAAGCTCCTGATACAGTTGGATATATTTGTTTTAATATTATAGCCACCTCCCATGAGTGGTCACTAACAGGTTGCTTCTTCTCAATTAAAGTAGAGTGGTATCTAGCTACCCGCCCAGATTCTAATACCTTTAAAATATTCATGTGTTATCTCTGTTATGCATCCACGCTCGAACAGCCAAACTCCAATCGAGTTCTTTAATTTTATCAACCCATTTAACTTGCTCAGCAAAGCTACCACCCTGTTTTCTAGTTACCCAGAAATTATACATAGGTATAGTAGTACGAGTTAATGTTGGAGAATCAAATCTAATAGGCATAACCTCTTGATCAAGAGCTATCTCACAAAACCGTTCTATATCAACTATTCTCCCTATACGGGGAGCAGAAGAGTTAACCCCTGTAACTGTATCAAAATCCATACGCCCCCAATGAGGATAAAGGTCTAAGTACACATGAAGATTATTAGACACAAAGGTCATACACCCGACCATTAACCCAAGTCTCTCTGCTACATATTGAAGGAAGTAACTAAAATGAACTGGGTTAGCCCCTGTAACTCCGCCGTACACTGCATCATTGGAACGGTTATATATTATAACATTAACTTTATTCAAGTGGTCTATACTAAAAGTCATAGACATATTACAAGCTTTATCTTTGGTGGTGTAGTCTAGGTCTAGAGGATCCCATAACTGTACTACTGCCTGTCTTGAATTATTATTTATATCAAGAACTTCAATGGCAGTCTGTAATTGATCCCTCCATAATCTCCTAGCTCTATACCCATAAGCAGCATTAAACTTTTTACCGTCATCGGAGTACTGGTCTATATTAGAGTTAAACATAGATAAGAAGTCCACATCATCCCTGCCTGCAAGCATCCACATAGATTCCATATGGTGGAAGATAGGGTTAGCATCTCTACCCTTAGTGAAGTTACAACGTGAGGTTGGGTTTGTATAGACCATAGAGACGGGACAAGGAAATTTAAGTACCCTTCCATTGCGACTCTTAGACTCTACCCCCTGCTCTTTAAGACCATTGTATACTAGCTTGGCCATTAAGTTATTATCTGGTGCTGTATATACTAACATATCTAGTTTTTCCTTTCAAAGTGAATACAACCAAAATCTGGGCCAGTTACTAAATAGGCATTAAGGTCAGTATCATCTGCGGCACTAACTTCAATTTCAAATCGTACAGAAGGATCATCATACCCTTCTCTTTCACAAACAGTCATAGGTTTATTCTCCTCCCAAAAATCTGAAGGATAGGAACCCCAGTGTTTACAATCTTTACAAGTACCCATACCTTACCCCTTCTTAAATCTAGGAGAGACGAATCCCTCAACATCAATTGGAAAACCCTCGGCCCACTCAGGGACTTCGGTCATTACACTCTCTAAGTATTCAATTATATCCCCACGCACTACAATCTCATCATGTACATGGGTAATAGGGGTGTATCCTGCTTTAACTAGCTTGTGTACTGCTTCAACTAATATATCTCTACATATACCTTGGACTGCATTCTCTGTTAGCTTGCCTCCATAAGTACGGGTACGAACATATTGGTTCTTATCGTTCATAGACATATAACTAAAGGTCATGCCTCCCCAATTATTCTCTTCCATGACTGGCTCAAAGTAAGCTATTGATCTCCCAGACGGCAAGTACATATATAAGAAGTCTTCACGGTTAATGAAAGATATATACTGGTTAACTTTAATATTACGCCCTGGCCTAGATAGAGCCATGATAGCAGCATCGTTTATGTTAGCCCATAGAGCTACTAGTTTCTTATGAACCTTACGGTATATAACAACAGCCACCTTTGCCTCGTCGATAGAGATAGTCTCGCCATAACCTTCAACCATCTCAATAAACTTCTTCCAACTCATCTGGTAGCCTAAACCTAGGATAGCTTGCTTACCTGTGAACCTTTGTTTGGGTGTTACATCTTCCTCATCTACACCATAGATTTGTGAAGCCATCCATATGTATGGGTCTTTACCGTCTACAAATACCTGTAGGGCATCTTTGTCTTTAGCTATCCATTGAACTCCTCGGGCTTCAACTCCCGACCAGTCACAGATACTCATACCCTCTGGCCAGTGTATCATACCACGGACAGAAGACTTAACCAAGTCAATACTAAACTCTCCATCTTGGATTAGTTGTACTGCCTCGTTAGTCTCAATAGTACCTTTAGTTAAGTTCTGAGTCTGAATAAGACGACCACCGAATCGACCCGTGTGTGCAGCATGGTAGGTTAAAGTACCCTTAGCTGTGTCATCTTCACAAGCAGCATTAATGAAGGCATCATACTTCTTAAAGGACATATGAGTGGTATTAGCTCTAGCTTCAAGAGCTTGTGCCACAACCAACGGGGTTTTAGGATCATCTAATATCTCTGCAACGGTTGCTGCTTGCAGGTTGAGTACCTTAACTCCTTGCTCTCTTACCCATCCTAGGACTCTATCCCGTTGAGTAGGGAACAGACCGGTAAGACGGATGAACTTAGAAGATTCTTCATCAACTAGATTAGCCACCTTACTTTGAATTAACTTAGAGGTAGGGAGATCGAGAGGTACACCTAGAAGATTAATCCGTTGAGTGTCAACCCAATATGCTTGCTCTTTCTCCGTCAACACTCCAAGCTTATCTACTAACTCGCGCATAGAGTATATGTCTAAATGTAAATATACATCTCTAAACTCTTCCCAACCTTTAGGATCTTCCTTTGGTAAGATACGAGTGCGGTCATCATTCTTAGAAGGCTTACGAGGTATACAGAATCGACGGACAAGCTTACCACCATCAGTATACTTCTGGACGGACAAGTGTAGAGCTGGAGTTACCTTGCCTAGAGCTTGAGGAAGACCATGTGCGGCAGCAATGGCCATGCTATCTATCATTTGTTCTATCTTTAAATTTGGGAAGTACTTGCGTAGCACAATGAAATCAAATAAAGCATTATGGGCGCAGACTAACCCGCCAGAGTCTATGTGTTCTGTAACCCAGTCTGGTATAACAGGGTTGTAGCAGTAATCATAAACATGGTAGGTATCCTCTAATAAGAAACCAGCTAGGATCATCTCAGCTGACTGACAGTATTTTACAGTCCCACAAGTTTTTATATCTAATTCAGACCAAGTTTCCGTATCGCAGAAAAGTATTGGTTTAGACCGAGGCTGGAACATATTTATTCTCCGCTGATTTACGAGCGCAACAGGCTTCAAAATAATCCCTGCCACTATATAGATGTAAGAGTTTTGAAGAGACTCTTATTTTAGAATCAAAGTATCCAGCCCTATATGGATGAGGGATTACTCCCACACA